ATATCACTAATCATCTTAAACATGGGACCTGCCATAACCTTCGCTTTATCGTCCCTGGCGTTGATCCACCTAGGAACTTTCATCTCCTCATAAGGCTCATCCTTCTCAAAGCTGCCACATTCCATGACCTGGGCAACTATTTTATTATAATAAACCTCACGAAATTCATTCCAAGCAGTGACAAGTTCGTCCTTCCTGGAACTACTAAAATCCAACCCAGCTAGCCACTCATCAAAATCAATGAATTGGCCAGGTGCGAAGGGGGTGAATTCGGCCTCCCATGTACGGCGGCAAAAATCAGCATACATTTTCTTGTCAGAATCTGTAACATCATGAGGTTTAAATGCGAACCGTTTCATAGCCCCCATCAAGGCTAAAAGCGAATCGCTTGGGTCTGGCTTCGGTAACACGCCATTGGTCACATGAAAGGGTAGGGCTCTAGATACTGCCCTACCCACCCCAGCACGATCGACGTGCCGGGTTGCTGCGCGGCCAAGTCCAATGTCCTTGGCCGCAGGCAGCTTTACATGCGATACGTCCTCAGCTCGGTACCCCCGAAGGAACTTTGCGTTCTCTCGGGGGCCGTCGGGTTTAAATCACTGTACGGGTGCCACTCCAGGGATATCATATTAGCCAGAATCCATAGGACATCTCGGGGTCGGGATGCCCCTACGAAAACATCTGGTCTAATGCCTACTGAAGGATCCTGCACCAGGACGCTTTGCATAGCGGTTACAATCGAATGCCAGTCACTTTTCAAACAGGTTCTGTTGGTTACCAATTTGCGGATTTCCATGGCGGTCATTGTAATACGGAAATCTATTATCTTACCACCACGGATTATAGCATTTGTCGAAGCAGGGGGCAGGTAAGCTGGTTCAATGAAGTGTAATGGAAACTCTTCAACAACCTCACGCTTATCGGCCCTAATGCGTGCAGGTATGTGCAATGTCGCGATCAATCTGTATTGACTAGGCAACGGGCATGACGCCACAGGTGCGATCTTAGTCTGAAATGACGGCCTAACATCCATACTGTCGATTAAGTTTAACTCGTCAAGGATACGATTATTCATGATCTCGATCGACTCGACGATTCTCAGAGAACTATCAAACTGATCTTCCTCGAGGTAAACTTCTGCTTTCTTCAACAACCTATCCACAGACCATTGAACTTCATTAAACTGTGCTTGACTCTGAATAAGATTTTCAAGAGAAGCAACATATTTAAGATCTGTGGATTGCATTAATTGGTATAAGTGGGAGAAACTTTGTGCAAGTACTAGTGTATCATGTATGTACAAAAATTCATCACAAGTGCGGCCAGCTACTTTAACTGACCACTCGCTCAGGCGCGTCTGTATGTAGGTAAACATATCCGCATCCTCTTGTGACATCTGCGTACCACGTTCTTTACAAAAATCGACGTGGTCCAGCATTTTCTGCGACCACATATTTATAGTGTCGACTATAATAGTGCGTTTCTTCTCCAACATCTCATCTGTCTTCTGATTAATAAGAAAGCAATCAAGAGAAACTTCGGCTCCTTTACAAAGAACCGCATAGCTCTGATTGGCACCGAAAATGTTCTCATACCAACGCTTGTAAGTACCGTAGCGTGGTAGAGGACTCTCTCCGTCCTTATTGATCAATAATTGGTGCCACCAATCGGCAAAGTTCTTGATGACACCATTGGGTAGCGCGTCGTAGGCCAATGCCTGGGACACATAGGCATCACCCATGGTTTCTTCATCAAATTGGAGACCCTGGCACATGACCTTTATAAGAGGCAAGCGGCCACAATGGATCCTTCCAATCTTTGCGCGGGCCAAACTGTTATCGTTGCGAGCAAAAGTTGTTCTGTAACTATTCATGTTAGTCATAAATAGGCTCTTCAAACGCTCAATTCGGTCGCTAAGGTCATCGAAGCGGGCTTGTTTTTCAGCCAAGGCTTCGACGAATTCACGTTCTGCGTCACTACAGTCTTGAGAGGAAGACTCCGTATCAGAGTCCTCACTATTAAGTTCTTCAGCTGAGTCGCAAGGACGTACCATTGGTTGGCAAGTAACAATTTCTTCAGGGAGTTCGGCGGCAACTGGTTGATCAGGCAACAAGACAACAGGGGAAGGTGGGGCTGGTATGGCGACTGCTGGTTTTTCAACAACAATCACTTTCTCTTTCAAGGCTTCCCACTTCGAAATCTGGGAAGCGTGCCATGCCTCATAATCATCATCCAACTCACCCACGGTTTTAATCTGGAGTTCGTAAGGGTCCTCGTGTCTTAAATTGCAATTTGGAGCCAAACAACTACCAAGGCAATAAGCAGGGCAATAGCCACCGTATGGATAATCCGTTTTGAGGTTATTAACAACTGCTCTAACGGTCTCAACATTCTTGCCCAAATCTGCGGCGAGTTTCTCGATATGTGTATCGGCAACTCTGGCAGCCGTAGGGTTGGGCACCTTGATAATTTCAGTCTTAACCACCTGGATGGCGGGGCTAGGACTGACGGCCGGCCGTGCCGGCGCAGGGTTGGCGACAACAATTGCGACCTTCTCCACGGTTTTAGCTCGTTTCTTAGCGGCGCGCCTAGCATTACGCTTGCGGTTCCTTTCGGCCCGGCGGAGCCTCCGTTTTTCAGCCTTATCTACAGTTACAGTCTCGTAAACAAAACTCTCCTTAAGCCCTTTTACGGGAACGAGATTCCGGCGAGGACTCGCTGGAACCTTTGCTGGCTGAGAGATTTGTTTTTCGACCTTTGGGGCTTCTACGGGAGGCACCATCTCTGTTGCCTTCTCCTTGCCCTTGGCAGAGGATGGCGCAGTCTTAGGTGCCTCAGGCGCGGCTTCTACAGCCGGTAAAATTTCAGCTAAGGTAGGCCGATTGGGGTTTGTATTTCCCAACAACTCATCAAGGGTTTTAATCTTGGGTG